ATGGACTCGATCCATTTGGAGGACAAACATCTTCATTATTAAGTTCTTCTAATGTCGGGGTCGGAACATTTTTAGTATTTACAGAGAATGATAGTTCTCAAGCAGGACTTGGAACACTTTATGGAACTATTCAGAGTTGTTTTAGATTACCATGTACCGGTAGTGTTTGTATTGATTATAATGATGAAATTGTATCATTACAAAATCAAATTACAACACTCAGAGGTCAATTACCATCAAATATAACAAATGTAAATGCTATAAAAACTGAAAGAAGATATTCTGAGATAGAGAGATATGGACAAAAAAGAGGAGTGGCAGCATTAAAAGAAAGAAATTCTGAAATGAAATCTGCAATTAATACAATCAGAAATATTTGACCACTTCCCTGACTGGCACACTTGACACCAGCACTCAGATGCCTTATAATATCAAGGTAAGCAACCAAGGCAAGATGCAAGACGAATTTCTCACACAATGTGTTGTAGACCCTACCAAACGCACATTCTACATCTATTCTAGTGAAGGAGACGCCAAAGAAATTGTTTGTGATACTGTAGACCAGTTCATGAATGTTCTTAAGGTCATCCATAATACTTGTCCCGAAGATGCTTTGGTTTATGCAGAACCACTGGAGGTGTAAATGGAAGTTTTTACCTTGAAAGAATGGGAAGAAAACTTCGATTCCCTCCTTGAGAGGGTAGAAAACGGAGAGCACATTGGCATTGTCAAAGAAGATGGTACAGCAGCAATAATGATACCTGCAAATGATGAACTTATACGAATATACACTGAGAATAATAACGAAGCACAGTAGTTCATCATCTGCTCGTGAGACTTGGTAGTCAGGGGAGATTTATAAACTCTTTCCTTGCCCGTTTGGCCCTCTGGTGAAGGCGATCTGCTCATAACAGATAGAAGGTCGGATCGTAACCGACAACGGGCATTAGGAACTTGAGACGTTCCAATCAAGGTGCTCATCGGTTCGGATATACCGAAACCCTGTTGGTGAGGATAAACCCCCTTGAATATTCACAACGGAAATTGTGTCTTACTCCATTATAAACTGTCAGTATACTGGGTGTAATGCCCACATAGCATACGGATAAGTGTAATGTCTTGTGGGCGTAGTCCAATTGGAAGAGACATGGAGTTTAAGCCTCCATCAGTGCTGGTTCGAGTCCAGTCGCCCATATTAACATAAAGGAATAAATAGTCAAAAAGACTATGAAATATTTTCAGCAATTTTCAGAAGATATGGCACAAAGACGTGCTGAACTTGCAAATAAACAAAAAGAATATGTTCAAAATTATCAGGATAATTTAGCACGAGATTCTGAAGAATATGCTAAAGATTCTGAAGAAAGAAGAGAAAAGCAAGAAGCAGAGCAAGAAGCAAGAAATCAAGAACAGGAACAACTGGTGCAAAGAAGAAGAGAAGAACGTCAACAAAGAAAAGCAGAAAGAGAAGCAGAAAGAGAAGCAGAAAGAGAAGCAAGAGAACAAAAAGCACAAGATGAATACTTGAGATCGTTAGAAGCAAGAGTTGCTGAAAAAGAAAATAAATAAAAGAAAGAATAATATTATGTCTTATGTAATAACCACTAAGAAGTGTTGGTATAATGACTATAAAATGATAGTCAAAATGTTCTTCTTGAATGATGTTCCATTTACATTTGATGATTTGCCTGTAGGATATTTGTATGATAGAGAAATAGTAAGAGAGGCATATAGTAATAAAGATTATTCGGTAGAAGATATTTACAAAGGATCTAATTATTTAATATTAGAACAGTGCCATCCTTGCTTTGATGATATTGAGATATTAAATCCTGAAAATTTGCCAGAAGAAATACAAAGTTTTTATAATGGAGAAGAAGATTTACTAAGATAATAAATAAAGCATAGGAACAGTAATTGGTGTGGAAAATTGCCATTAAATAAATTAGATTCAATTATCAAAAATACTGATGGTCGTATAATCTACGTTAGTCCTTCCGATTTAGATTCTACCGATAGTATTGATAATCAAGGAAACTCACTAAATCGTCCATTTAAGACTCTTCAAAGAGCACTGATCGAATCTGCAAGATTCTCATATGTCAGAGGAAGTAGTAATGATATAGTAGAGAAAACTACAATTCTCTTAATGCCTGGAAGTCATGTTATAGATAATCGTCCAGGATATACAATTGACAGTGGAGGAGCAGTTATAACCTCTGAAGGAGCTTCTTCCTCTAGAAGTACTTTTAATTTATCATTAAATTCTAATTTAGACTTAACAGACAAAAATAATGATCTTTATAAGTTTAATAGTGTTTATGGTGGTGTAATTGTTCCTAGGGGAACTTCAATTGTTGGTCTTGATTTAAGAAAAACTAAAATAAGACCTCTTTATGTTCCTAACCCAACATTCTCTTCAATTTCTAATAGTGCAATTTTAAGGCTTACTGGAGCTTGTTATGTTTGGCAGTTCTCTATTTTTGATGGGGATGACTCTGGAACTGTTTACACGCAACCAGATAATTTTGATATTAAATCTATCCCAACTTTTTCTCACCATAAGTTATCAGTATTTGAATATGCCGATGGTGTCAATGAAGTTGGAACTAAAGGTCTGACCGATCTTCAAATGTATTATGCCAAATTATCATATGCATATTCCTCAAGTTCGGGTAGAGAAATTAATACTGCGGATGAGTATCTTGAAAATCCTGAAGGATTTAGTCCAAGAAGACCTGAATATGAAATTGTTGGAGCATTTTCCGCAGATCCTATTTCAATTGCATCTATCATATCCGGTGATGGATTAACTGCATCAAGAGTCATTACAGTTACTACAGTTACTCCTCATGGATTGGATAAAGGAACTCCAATTCGTATTAGTGGTGTTTCGCAAGATCAATATAATATTTCAACTAAAGTTACATCAATTAGTGATACTAATGATAGTGTATTTACTTATGTAATTGAATCTGATCCAAGATTTTTAACTCCATCATTAACGAGTCAAGGAATAGTAAATGTAGATACTGATACAGTATCTGGTGCCTCTCCTTATGTTTTTAATGTGAGCATGAGATCTGTTTGGGGGATGAATGGATTAATTGCTGATGGAAACAAGGCAACTGGATTCCGTAGCATTGTGATCAGTCAATTCACTGGAATTAGCCTCCAAAAAGATGATAGGTCTTTTGTCAAATATGATGCATCTAATGGTAGAACTTATAGTGGATTAACAATCACTGAACAGTCAGGAAGTGAGTTATCGGCAAATTCTTCTTCGAGTGGAATAGTTTATCATATAGATTCTGATTCGGTTTATAGGAAAGATTGGCAACAGTCTCATATTAAAATAAAAAATGATGCTATTTTACAAATAGTATCAGTCTTTGCAATTGGATATAGTACGCAGTTTGTTTCCGAATCTGGTGGTGATGCATCGATAACGAACTCTAATTCAAATTTTGGTCAACTATCTTTAGTTTCTGAAGGATTTAAAAAAACAGCATTTGATAAAGATAATAAAGCATTTATAACTCATATTATTTCACCAAGAGCAGTTGATCAAATTGAAGATAGAGTTGATTGGTTGTCAATTGATGATGGAGTAACAACATCTGTTGGTGATAGTAATAAAATTTATCTTGCCGGATTTAAAAACGAAACAGTCCCTCCACCATCATTAACACAAGGATATCGTATTGGAGCAAGAGTATCTGATAAACTTTATTTAACTCTCAATACTGTAGAATATTCTGCAGATATTGTAATTCCATCTAGTAATCAATCTTCATTTGAAGAATATCTTGTAGGAGAACCTTCTTCAAATATATTCACTCTTTCTTCTGGAACTCATAGTTTATCTACAGGCGAAAAAGTTATTATTATTAGTGAAGATGCAGATCTTCCAGAAAATTTAAGAACAAATGTAATCTACTATGCAATTACTCCTTCAAATACTACAATTAAACTTGCCGCAACAGAGTCTGAAGCACTTTCTGGTCAAGAAATTAATGTTTTTGGTGGAACTAATTTAAAAATACAATCAAGAGTTTCTGATAAATCATCTGGTGATGTTGGACATCCAATTCAATGGGATTCAATTCGTGAGCAATGGTATATCAATGTAATTAATAATTTAATTACCCCGCAACTTTCTGGATCTGGAATAACAGAACCACTTTTTGTTAAAAGAATATCTGATTCTAGAAGTCTTGATGAAAAAATTTATAAGGTCAGGGTAGTAGTTCCGAGACAACTTACAAATGGAAAAAATCCAGAACCTGGATTTGTTATTCAAGAATCAAGTTCTACAGGATTTTTTGAAGATGATGATGGAACGAAAACAACTATTGATTCTACAGATTTTGATTATAATAAAAATCTAAGATTTATTAGTACTTGCTCTTTCTCATCACCAACGGTAACAGTAATTTCAGAAATTCCTCATAACTTAAATGTTGGAGATACAGTAATAATTAAAAATGTTACAGATTCTAGTGTTAGTGGTCTTGCATATAATGGAACTCATACCGTAACTTCTATTACCAATGAATTGACATTTACTTATGATACAGAATTAACTCCTGGATCTTTTACAAATGACACTTCTGTTAGAACAAAATCACTCCCAAGATTTGAGAGAAATGATTTACAATCAAATCTCTACATTTATAGAAATGAAATTATTTCAGAATATGATGAAGGAGAAAGAAATGGTGTATATAATTTTTATGTATTAAATTCCAATAATCAAGTTCAAACTGAATTTACAGATCTTAAATATGGACAAAATGTAGTTGACTTATATCCACAAAATGATAGAGATAATATTAGCGAAAACCCAAGATCTGCAAAATCATATGCACTAAGATCACCAATTGGAGATGTTCAGACAAATGATCTCAGAAATAGTATTACAAGAGAAAGTATTGATTTATTTGTCAAAACATTAGGTATTGGAAATAAAATTTCATCAATTTCTGGTGCGGGAACTACTAATCCGACCATAACTTTCGATAGAAATCATAATTTTAATAGTATTGTAATTGGAAGTATTAATGCTTCCCCAACAGGATTTACTGCCGGAACATATTATAATGTAAAAATTTATAATAATTCTTTATTAACAATTTGGAATGGTGCTACTGCGAAAGTGATTGTTTCCGGTGCAGGTAATATAACATCTGCGGAAATTATAAATGGAGGATCTGGATATTCTGCCGGAACATATTACTTAGATACTAATATTATTGGTTCTGGATCTAATAATGATTTTACTGTTGCTTCTGATGGAATTTCTTCACCAATAGGTCAAGTTGTTCAATTTACTGGTGTTGGAACTACATCAGATAATTATCATCGTATCTCAGCAGTCAATTCTGCAAATCAAATAACAATTGAAAGGTCTACGAGTGAACCAGTTATTGTTACAGATCAATATGCTCTTTTAATTGCACCTTCAACATCATTCACCAGTATTGGCAATACAATTACTGCACCTAGTCATGGATTGGTAGTTGGAAATAGATTTAAATCAATTGACTCTTCAAATAATAATCTTGGAGATTATATTGTTGATAGTGTAATTAATGTTAATACCTTTACTATTTCTGGTGTAATGGGATCAACTTCTGGATTTATTCTGAAGCACGGATTATCATCTAATGCGGGTATTTCTGATGGTTCAAATGAAAATCTTGAGGTAAGAGGAATCACTATCTTTGATGGAGAAAAGTTAACTCTTACAGAATCTGGAGGTATAGACAGTTCAGAAACGCAATTTAGTGTTAGTCATTCTGGTATTGGTACTGCAGAAAGATTCTCACTAGGTTCTTATATTAAAGTTGATGGTGAGATCATGAGAATTGCAAGTAATTCTCTTAGTGGAGTTCCTGCGGATAAAATTACAGTGATTCGTGGAGTATTTTCATCTAAACAAAAATCACACCCTGAGAATTCATTAATCACTAAAATTAAAATTCCTGCGGTCGAATTTCGTAGACCATCAATTATTCGTGCTTCTGGACATACTTTTGAGTATCTTGGATATGGTCCGGGAAATTATTCTACAGCACTCCCACAAGTCCAGAATAAAACTTTATCAGAAAGAGAAGAATTTTTAGTTCAATCTCAAGAAAGATCATCTGGTATTGTTGTTTATAATGGTATGAACAATAAAGGAGATTTCTTTATTGGCAATCAAAAGAAGTCTTCTACAACAGGTGAGGAAACAACTTTTGATACCCCAATTCCTACTGTAACTGGACAAAGTGTATCAAGATTAAGTGAAGTATTTGATGAAGTCACAATTAGGGAGAGATTAATTGTAGAAGGAGGAGACTCTGGACAATCACTTTCTCAATTTGATGGATCTGTTACATTTAATTCAGAAACTAGATTTACAAATTCTAATGGAATAGAAGGATCTGCAGCAATAAATGTTTCTAATACAAAACAATCAACAGCAACAAATTCTGGAGCACTTATTGTTGCAGGTGGAGTTGGTATTGGAAAAGATTTATATGTTGGAGGAACAATATATGGTCTTGGTGGTTTATCTATTAGTTTGATAAACATATCTCCAAAACAAGTTCTTTTTTCAAATTCCAATTCTTTTCTTGATGGTGATAATAAATTTACTTTTGAACAATCAACATCAACATTAGGAATTAATAGTATTTCAGTATATGAATCTGGCGGCAATTCTTATATTGAAGAAATTGATTCTAAAGATTTAATATTAAAAGCATATTCTTCAGATAAATTAATTATTAATGGAGTAGGAGTTAGTATTACTGGAAATCTTGATGTTACTGGAGATGTAAATTCTTTCTCAACATCTGATGAGAAGTTAAAAGATAATATTATCCCAATTCATAATCCATTAGAAAAAGTTATTTCGATTAGTGGAAATACTTTTGATTGGAATGAAAATTCTAATAAAGAAGGTCATGATGTTGGATTGATTGCACAAGAGATTCAAAAAATTCTTCCTGAGGCAGTTAAGGAAAGAGATGATGGTTATCTTGCCGTTGATTATAAAAAGATAATTCCTCTGCTTGTAGAATCTATTAAAGAACTTTCTAATAAGGTCGAATCGATTGAGCATCAATTAAAGAATAAATAATTGTAAAAGATTAAATAATGGCAAATATTAGAAAGTCATTCAATTTTAGAAATGGTTTACAAGTAGATACTGATAAGTTTGTAGTAAATTCCAATGGACTTGTTGGAATAGGAACATCAAATCCTGAAAATTATTCTTTAAGTGTTCATGGTGACACTAAAATTGTTGGTATTATTACAACAAAACACATATTTGTAGAACAAAATGTAATTTCTCTTGGTAAAATTGGTATCCATACCACAAATCCAACTTCTAAATTTCATATATCAGGAATTGGAGTTACCAATCCTAGTGGTATTGATGCTGGAAATAGAATTAGGATAGGTGATTTTCATTGGGATAATACATTTACTAGTATTCATGCAAAGAAAGTTAGTAATCAATGGTGGTTAGAACAAAATTCTCCTGATAATGATGGTACAGATTTAGTATTTTATAAGTCGAGAGGTTTACCAAACCAAGAAGAACCAGTTCAGGTTGGAGACAATTTATTCAGATTAACTGCAAGAGCATATAAACCAAATGGAGTTGGAATAGGAACTACTATTTCTCTTAGTGATTATAGTGGTGATTTTTCAGGTCAAATTGCTTTTGATGTAGATAGTATTGATGGTAATAATGTAGCATCTTCTATTGATGTAAAAACTGCCGGAGAAAGTAGGTTAATTGTAAAAGGTGATGGTAAGATTGGTATTGGAACTATTTTACCAACACAAAAATTAGATGTAATAGGTAATACATATGTTTCCAATTCTGTTGGTATTAGAAGTACAGCACCAACAGAAGCACTAGATGTAAATGGAAATATTAAATCTTCTGGCACTGTTACAGCAACAACATTTAGTGGTAGTTTACCAACAACTGATCTTACAGGAACTATAACCAATACACAGTTAGCAGGTTTTATTGATAACTCTAAGTTAGTTAATGATAGTGTTTCTTATGGTGGGGTATCTGTTGACTTAGGTGCTTCTGATGATACTCCAGCATTTGATTTGACTAATGCTACTAACTATCCCTATACATCGCTGACTGGTATAACAACAAGTGTTGTAGGAGATACTACTCCTCAGTTGGGTGGTGACTTAGATCTGAATGGTAAATTTATAACAGGACTCGGTGGTATTAGTATTTCTTCTGGTGTTACAACATGTACTGATGGATTTACAAGTGGTATTGGAGTAACAACTCCAGTCCAAATATCAGTCACTGGTTCTACATTAACATTTAATGTTGTTGGAGTTGGAAGCACAAGCTTGACACTATCGTAAAAACCCTGTAGACTACCTTTGTTAGGGTTGAAGAGGAGGGGCTAAGCTCTTAAAGAAATCCACTCCCACAACTGTCACACCACCTCTTCACAGGGGTGGTTTTTTAATGTATAATAAGTCCATAGTTCACCACACACCAGTGACAATCACTCTTCGTCCACACCAGCAAGATGCCACCAAGGCAATGCTGAAGCATGATCGTGGCCAGGTTCTGATTCCGACTGGTGGCGGTAAGACCCTGTGCATGATCGAGGATACTAAGATACATTTCAAACTGTTTGAAAATCAGGTTCATGTGGTAGTGGCACCACGAATATTGTTAGCAGAACAGTTGTGTTCTGAGTTTCTTGAACATGTTGATGCACATGTGATGCATGTTCATAGTGGTGAGACAGAGCACTTTAGCACCACAAAGGCAGATACTGTTCGGTTATGGTCTGAGAATGTTGGTGGTAATCAACTGATCTTTACGACTTATAACTCTCTTCGTCGTATTGAAGAATCTGGCATTAAAGTAGATTCGATTTACTTTGATGAAGCACACAATAGTGTCAAGAGAAACTTCTTTCCTTCTACTGAGTTTTTCAGTCATAATGCTGATCGTTGCTATTTCTTTACTGCGACTCCGAAGCATTCTGCTACTATTTTCAAACCAGGAATGAACGATACTGATGTTTATGGTCAGGTGATTTGTAATGTTCCAGCTACTGAACTGGTTGAGCAAGGATACATTCTCCCTCCTAAGGTTGTTGTCAATGAGTTGCCACAGGGTGATTTTAAAATGTCTGATTGTGATAATTTGATTTCTACCATTGACGACAATTCACTGAGTAAGATTCTCATTGCAGCACGGTCTACAAAACAGATTATCAATCTTTTGAGTGAGTCTAATTTTCGTAATGAATTAGCACAACGTGGTTATTCTTGCATGTATATCACGTCTAAGACTGGTGCAATTATTGATGGTGAAAAAGTTGACCGAGAGATGTTTTTCAATACTTTGAATGCATGGGGCAAAGATCCTGAGAAGAAGTTTGTGGTTCTTCATCACTCTATTCTGTCTGAAGGTATCAATGTCAGTGGACTTGAAGCAGTGCTGTTCATGCGTAACATGGACTTTGTAGGAATTTCTCAGAGTATTGGTAGGGTTATTAGGTTAGGTGTCTCTTCTAAGACCTTTGGGTTGGTCTGTGTGCCTGTTTATGATAAGATAGGGATCAATACGGCAAAGAGTGTTCAAAGTGTCGTAGAGACGATTTTTGAGAAGGGTGAACCTGCCGTATCTGTCATTCGTCGTTAATCTCTGGGCAGCATTTTGCGTAAGTCCCATACAAACAATTATAATATGCAAAAAACACTGATTACAATGCAAGGTGCAATTGAACGCCTTGAAACAATTAGATCATCAAGTAGAAAAAAGATTGAAATCTACGCCAAGAGATGTTATCAAGTCACGATGGATAATAATACCATTAAATGGTGGAATGATGAAAAATCCGATAAAGATGTGGCAAGAGCTATTACACGTCCATTTTACGATCTTATTCATTCTTGTTCTATTCCAACAGGTTTGATTACAGAAAATGCTTTCACAGGAAGAATGAATGATTCTAAGTATATTTGTACCAAAGATCATATTTTTCGTCCTCAATTTGTCTGTCGATACATTTTAGACAATTATGAAATGTTTAAAGATTTTGTAGTATTTCGGAAGTGGGTTATTATGTGTTGTTCCACTACATTAGTGACAAAGGAGGAGAATGCAGATCTTCGTATCTCTGGAACAAATAATAGGGGTGAGGATTATGTTCTTCTAAGTTCGACTGATAGTCAGTACAGAAAGATTGACTTAAAATTATTTTCTCATAGTAATCATAGGTCTTGGAGTGATCGTACAATTCAAGAGTCTTCTAATCTTATTAGTCCCCCACAAGAACTATTAGAGTATGAAGTGCCATTTTTAGACAATCTTTAAACTGGCACTCTGTCCTTGACTCTGCCCTGACTCTGCCCTATAATACAAAGGTAATCAAGGGAACACCACCATGAAATGCAAAGTCGAACTCTATGTTGCTGGCACTGTCTTTTATGAGACCGTTCATGCCCGTGACTATCAAGAAGCAAAAAAAGTAGCACTGGCACGTAATCCGAATGCTACTGTTGTTTCTGTCAATGCATCTTTCTTCTAATGACTGACCAAATCACATTGGAAGAAGCCCTGGAGCTTGTCACCTTTCGTCGGAATGCATGCGGCACTTGGTGTGTTGATCGCGTCCTGGGCAATGTCCGGAACAATGTACTAGGCAATGTCATAGGCACCGTCTACGGTAATGTTGGCTTTGTCGGAGGCAATGTCAAATACAGTGTCGGAGGCACCATCGCTGGTCGCGCTTGGAAACTCATCGAGACACCTGAACAGAAGTTCCGCCGACTGCTTGATGAGACTGAAAATCAAGAGTTAATTGACGCATTCAACCAACTGGAGAACAACTGATGACGGAACAACACCCACTGACTGATGAGATTTGCTGTGCAATTGAGGAAGATTTAGATCTTGATTGGGCCATGCAGGATGACGAATTTATGTGTATGCGAGCTGGCGCTGATTGGCAGTTGGAACAGGTGGTTAAAGCATTGAATCAATGCAAAGAAGAAAAAAGGTCTTGCATTGAAGTCATTTATCTTTTTCATGAAAAGTTGGAAGCAATGCGCCCAACAACAAAAACACAGGAGAACAACTGATGACCAAACAAATCACACTTGAAGAAGCCCTGAAGCTTGTTACTTTTCATGACACGGGTGACAGGGAATGGGTAGTCCTCTCTGTCAATGGCGATGTCAATGGCAACATCAGTGGCAACGTCGATGGCAACATCGGAGGCACTATCTTTGGCACCGTCCATGGCACCGTCTATGGCGATGTCGCACACAATGTCGCAGGCACTGTCCTTGGCACAATCAACGGTCGCAAGTGGAAGTTTGTTGAAACACCTAAAGAGAAACTTCAACGTCTCATTGAAGAATCAGGCAACCAAGAACTGATTGACACGTTCAACCAATTGGAGG